GGCTGATCCGTCACCGTCAACCTCGTGCAGCATGATGATGCCCCGCCAATGCGCGTTCCCCTGGGGGCCTTTGTAATCCTCATCGTGCAGATAGCAGGCACCTGCGACCAGACCGAACTGTTGCGCACCGGTACCAGGTAGAAACCTCACCGCAAAGTCAAGGGTCTGCTGGTGACCCATCACGAACGTGTGCCCGATCTGCTTGAGTCGCCCGGCAGCGTTGCCACCATAAGGACGGCCTGACATCGGGTTCGCCCAGAAGTGTGCGTACCAAACACCATCGATACACACCGGTTGCAGGAAGTTATGGACCTGCCAGCCGTGATGCCGGTAATTGAGGTCATTCAGTGACAGCAGCCCTACTAGTTTCGGGTCGTCGTCAGCTGCCCTGGTGATCCGATGTTCATGGTTGCCTAACGTGATATGCCGCTCAGGTAAATACTGTGCGTGCTTGTTGGCACGTTGGTTTGCGTTGTAATCCGCAAGAGGTTTGCACAACACATCAAACCCGCGGTTCGCAGCGTCAATGTCAGCGACATACCTGCGACCCTCGAACGCAGCTTTCCCAGCGTCATAACTGCTGAGACTTTCCATGTCGGCATGGTCACCGATATGAACAATCACATCAGGTTTGCGGTCCAGAATGTACTGACCAATCCACCCCAAATGATCCAACGGCACACCCGGTTTCACCTGAGTGTCAGGGATCATCATATGGACCCTTGGACTACCAGCGTCGCCGGCCACGGTGGTGCACTGATTCATGCCTGTCGAGTCGTTCATCAAGCCGCTCAACTTTCCCGTCAACCCGCTGTATCGACGTGTGGATGTCAAGCAGTCGATCGCCAACGTCGGAGATCAGCTGCCGCCCTTCAGCGTGCTGACGTGTGTTCTCACGTCGCAGCTTCACCAGCTGCACGATCGCACCAACAATGCCGGCAAGCACGATGCTGATAGCAGTCGCTATGCCAAGCCATTCGGCAACCCCAAAGCCCGGTGTGTCAACAACCTGTGTGGTCGCTTGGGCGAGCATGGTTCATCACACGACCCATGCACGCCAGGTGCCGTTGGTGTTCTGGGTGCGGTAGGCGACCTGGTTGGTTTCGCTGTTCCAAATGCAGACCTCGAACCGACCGTCTTTGTTTTGTGCTGCGGTGACGCCGTCACATGCGAACGGTTGCCCGTCGTTCAAAGCAACCCAGCCACCCCAGTTGCCGTTGGGCCGCTGTTGCCAACGGTGCACGAGCTGGCCGGCAAAGAACCCGAACTGCAGAATCCCACCGTCTTGCTTTGCGACCATGAACATGAGTTGTTTCTTCTTCCTGTTGGCACCGGTCAAGCGGCGCATGAACTCTTCGACAGGCCAGTTAGGACCGGGGTCGGTGTGATCGGTTCCGAGGCCGGCAGCGGTGCACAAACCGTGGGTGCTAATACCAGGCTTTCCGGCACGTAGGTCGTCCACACCTAGCCACTGTTGCGGTATTCCGTAACGGTTACAAAGCGACCCGACTAGGTCAACGATGCGGTCTAGTTGTTGTTGTGGCCAGCCGTCAGCAAGCCAGTCGGTTTTGTACGCGTAGCCTGATTGCTCGATGCCAATGGAAGCGCCACCGCCATACCAGTTCGCAGAACCAACATGCCAAGCGACGTTAGGCGGACGCACCCCACACCAAACGGACTGTGGGTCCACCATGTAATGCGCTGATGCTCGAGGTGATGTAGGCCCTGCGAACCATCGTGCGACCTGCTCGGCACGCCCTGGCTCTAACGGGCATTCCATGCTGTGAATCACGATCAGCTTCGGGGTGACGCTGGCAGGTGTCCAGTAGCGTGCCTGCACGAATGGGATCGTGTCTAGGTTCACAGCGGGTTACCTGACGGGCCTACGTCTTCGATTGTCACCCTGGTTGACTGCACTGTTGCCCCGTACAGGTTGAACGAATGAGAGACACTTTGCATGCGTAGTGTGTACACGGCACCAGCGGTCGATGAGACCACAAACGAGTTGGCGACCTGAAAGCCGGTACCGATGTCACTGTTGTACTGGCCGACGCGACGCACCACCGCAGCTGCGTTGTTGTCATAAATCTGAGCAACGAACCCGGTGTTGTTAGTAATCTCAGCTAGTGACGCTTCAACAGTGAACCGCAGATACCGGTTGCCGATAATCGTCGCGGTTGATCGCAAACCTGACGCAACCTCAGCCATCGTCGTGGTAATCGTTCGATCGGTGCTGTCTGTCTTCTGACTGATCACACCCCACGGTGCGTTCCAGCCAGGACCTTTGCGCCAGCTGGTGCCGTTGTATGCATAGAGCCCTTCGGAACTGTCGCCGCTGCCGATGTAGCAAACCATGCCGTCAATGAGATTGGCACCAGTGATCGCAGCGTCACGCGCTGCTGTCGTGGCGAACACGGTGACGACCTGCGACCCGACGTACTCGTTCAGGTTCGAAGATGTCAGCACATCGTTCGTGTTCCACTTCTTGTAACCACCCACAGCGATACCCCTTAGAGAGCTAGACGCGAGGTGTCGAGCACACCAAGCGTTGACGAATCCAACACAAAACCCTGTGTCGGTTGCGGTCCCAGATCGAACGACAGCACCATGTTGTCAGTGCCGATCTCACCGTTGATCGATTGGATCTGCAGGTTCTGTGAGATCGCAGAACCAACATTTTGAGGCCGGCGCTTCACCGTGACCCGGTCGCCAATCTCAACATCCAGCATGGTCTGAATGTCGGCAGCCGATCGACCTCTAACTGTTCCAGATAAGGAACGGATACGGGTCTGCGGGGTCTTGTACCGGCGCAGCAGATCCTTCGCGAGCTGCTCAGTGAACGCATCGTCATCAATCTGAAGGTCAGTGACCTCGAGGGTGCGCGGCCAATACGATGCCTGCGATGTGGCATCAATCTGTGTAGAAGTGCCACCGTTCGCACGAGACACAGTCACCTGATTCGCAATGTCAGCATCAGACTGCTCGATCACGATGTCCTGGTAGCCGAGCTCACCGGTACTGTCACCAAACGTGGCAGCGGTGGTGGCGGTGTTGAAGTCCTGGCGGGTGATGAACCGAACTTTGCCGTCAGCCCCGGCCAAGAGCATGCCCTGCTCGGCGGCTTCGACTTCCTGCAAAGCAGCCAAAGCGGTTTTGTTTCCGGGAACAAACGGGGCCATCGTTGAAAGCCCGGTACCAAAGTCACGGCCATCGCTCGGCCAGTCGATCAGGTCAAGGATTCGACCTGCCCGAATATCCGTGCGTTCATTGTTTTTGAACGTGCCCGAGCCGATCTCGTAATGGTTCGTGATCTGCGCCACGGTCAGTGGACTATCCCAGATCAGCAACTCATCAATGGTGCCGACGAACTCTTTGCTGCACGCGTAATCGGGCAGCAGATAGTAAGACTTACCGCCAACAGTGCCGTCAGTTGTGTTGACCAGCGAAGCCCCAGCGGTCACATTGGATTCAGTCCTAGTGGCTTTGACGCCATCAACCCACAGGCCACTATTCGTCAGCCCGATCGTGGCAACCACATGATGCGGCCTGCCGTCATTGACCAGCACGCTCGAGGTCCACACGTCGAACGTGCTGCCACCTGACTGGTTGTCACCAATGCAGAACTGAACTACGCCGTATCCCAAATACGACACCATGCGTCCGAACATGCCGTATTCATTGATACCGAAGTTCACCAATCCGTATGACTCAGAATCAGCTTGTGTTGATTGGAACCAGAACTCAACTGATGCGTCATCCAAAAAGCCTTGAAACGGAAAGCCGAACAAGGTCGTGCGGAGATCAATGCCTTCAGTAAACGAACCGGCTTGATCGCTGTCGCCAGCAATCAAACCTGCGACCGTTGTGTTCTCAACAGGTGAGATCGCCACTGATGACGCATCCGACCAAGTCCAGATGCCAGCGTCAGCGAAACCAATGTCTTTGAGGCGACGTGACTTGCCGTCATTGAACCGAATCCACACCAGCGGATCTTCGGATTCAATCTTGTCTGCCCACAGTGATGGCAGCGTCACGTTGTTCAGCACCTTGAACATGTCTGATGCGTTGATCGTCACGGTGGCATCACCGTAGGTCTCGTAGGTTTGCGGCCAACCGTCGATGTACCCGAAGAAGATCGGGGTGGTCTGCGGGGTGCCGGCACCGTCGATGTGCTCGAGCTTGATGCGAATGGGTCGCAACGGGGTCAAAGCACCCGCATAGGGTGATGACGCGTACAGCGGATCGAAGCGGCGGTCAGCGTTCGACAGAACAACCGACGCAGACCCGGTCTGAAACTGATCGAGCTCGTTGGATCGGCCACGCTGAAAACTGAGCCCACGCACATAGGCGGTGACGTCAGTCCAGGTGATGTTCGCGAGGAGGCCACCGAACGGCACCGTGTTCGCACCAGCCGTAGTGGAGAACCCAATCTCGACGGTGGCGGTGATGTCGTCGAACAGCAGCTGGCTCATGCTGCCCGCCAGCCCGAACCTGACCTGCGTTCGTACTCACGGATCGTCTCAACAACAGCCTGCCCAATCGACGCTTTGTCAGCAGTCGGCGACACCGTCATGTTGATGTTGATGACACCGCCACCACCATCACCGTTGGTGCGACCCAACAGCATTGCCTGCTGATCTTGGCTTAGAACCATCTCGCCGGTCTGCAACATCATCGGCACGTTTGCACCTGGCATGCCTCCAACGATGCCACCCGAATGCGCCCACTGTGTGAGCTCAGGAACCTTGAAGGACTTGCCGCCAATGCCCGGCACCCAATCGGGAACATCGAACCCGAGGCCACCGACCGTGCCGTTCCAAATGCTGACGACCATGTTGAACGCTGCTTTGAACGCACTGATGATCGCGTCTTTGATACCACCGAACACAGAACCGATGCCGTCTTTGAGCCAGTTGAACTTTTCCCACATCCACTGGATCGCATCCCAGATCGCATTGAACGCTGTGACCAGTGCGTCCTTGATCATGAAGAACGCGTTGCGCAGAGTTGCGGCGATGTAGATGAGGCCCTCACGGAACCAATCAAACTTCACCCAAAGGTAGATAATCGCCGCCACCACAAGAGCAGTGAGGACAATGAACAGCACCATCGGCCACGTCACGCCGAGCTCGGCAATAGCCAGAGCAATCATGACGCCGGTCAGGATCACGCACGCAATAACAAGTGCGCCGATGGCGATCTGTGCGGCAAGCATCGCGCCTTCATTCTCCTGAAAGAACTTTGAGACCTGATCAACCTTCGGGCCGAGGAAGTCCATAGCCTCGCCAACCTTCTCAAAAACTTTCTTCGCAAATGGTTCGAGCGCCGCCATGATCCGGTTCTTTAACTTCGTGAACTTCTCAGCGAAATCCTCGGTGTCTTCGGTGGCTTTGCTAATCGTGTCACCTTCACCGATAGACGCTTTCAGATCGTCATAGGACAGCTTGCCTTCACGGATGAGCTCGGCCATCTTGCCGCCCGACTTGCCGAACGCATCGAACGCGGTCTTCGAGGCTTCGATGTCGTTCGGTGCGTTCTTGATCGCGTTGAACGTGTCGTTCAGGTAAGTGCCAGCGTCCTTGCCGTCCTTGGACGCGTTCTTGAGGCCACGACTGAGCGCGGGCATCACGTCGCCAGCGTCGATGCCGGCCTTGCCGAGCGAAGCTAGGAACGCTGTGGAAGTTTGGAAGTCGAAGCCGGATGCGCGAAGCACTGCACCGGTGTCAGCCATTGATGTTGCCAGATCCGTGACCGATACACCTGACTGTTGCGATGCCCGGTACAGCACATCCAACGCAGGTGCCTGGTATTCAGCCATGACCCCGAAGTTCTGGAACGCTTTCGACACAGCTTCGACGTTGCCGTTCAGATCGGTACCGGTCAGGTTCGACAGATCGATGAGGTTCTTCGTGACATCCTCGAGTGGCTTGCCAGTCAGCCCAAGCTTGCTATTTAGAACGCCGATGACAGCAGCTGCTTCGCCAAATGATGTGGCGGTAGTGGTGGCGACCGTGTGCAGCGAGCCCTTCAGGGACTCGAGCTCATCGCCGGTCTTGCCAGTGTTCGCCCGAATCGAATCGTACGCGCCATCAAAGGTAGTGCCGATCTCCAACAGGCCACCAATAGCGATACCAGCCGCGCCAAGAACGCCGGCACCCATAGCGCCAGCAGTCTTCGTGGCAGCAGACAAACCACCAGTGACCTTCTTGTTGAGCTTGCCCATCTCAGCTGAAGCCTTCTTGATGCCAGCATCATTGAAGGTTGACAGGACGTTGATGTTCACAGCCATCTTTGATCAGTCCTTTGCCGACTTGAGTGCTCGCTCGAGCTTCGATTCATACAACTTCACGATCGCAACGACATCAGCGGTGATCTGCTTGTCGCCACCAGCGTTACCCCATGCACGCCAAATCAAACGTGGGAACTTGCCGTGATACAAGGTGAGCGCAGCAATAAAGCGCCGGCCTTGTGCGGTCTTGCCACCGCGACGCCCGGCACCTTCAAACGCTGAACCGGCACCGTCTTCGTTGCGTAGTTCCCATGCTGAGACGACAGCTTCACCAGGTCGGCGGCGTTTCTTCTGCCCCTGGCGAACCTTCACACCTTTGCGTATGGCGCCTTTGTCGTAGTTGGGCAGTGCACCACTCTGATTGCTGGCACCACGACCGCTGCCAGTGCGCCAACCTGACAGCGCAGAGTCAGGGATCATTGACTGTGCGTCAGTCACGATCGGTTTGAGATAGGCACGGATCTCGCGATCCATTGCCTTACGCATACCGGTGCCCTGTTCGTTGTCGAACGCTTTGAGTGCCTTCTTGAAATCGTTGTACCCCTTCAGGGACGATTCCAGCTTGATCGCATCACGCGGGTCGGGGCCTTTACTGAACGCACTAGCAACGTCAGACATCGACAGTTTCGCCATCAGCCCTACCGCCTCTGTGCTTTCTCAGCTTCACGCGCCTGGTCTTTGAGCACCACGACCATTGCGTTGAATATCTCAGGTGGACACTCGAGCAGATCAATAGGACTGATGCTGGTGGCCACAGCGACCTGGGCCACCAGCAACGTCATGGAGTCCCTAAAGGGACCGCCTTCTCATCTACTGCTTCGATGCCGTCAATCTCGCCAAGCCACTCATCGAATGGCTTGACGATCTTGCCGGCGATCTGCGAACCACGCCATGCCACGTAGCACAGGGCTTCGTAGCTGGCGTTTTCCGCGTTGAACAGCTGCGCCATTGACTTCTTGAAATGGCGTTCAACTTCGACGATGGCCTTCGGGCCGATGTTGAGATCATACGAATCGCCGTCAGTTTGGGCGACCCGTAACCGCATGATCCCGGCCATCAGGCTGTGGCCTTCGTGATGGTGCCGTCAACTGGGAAGGTGACCGATGCGGTGGCGAGCTCGCCGACCTGAGCATCGAGCGGCATCCACTCGGTGATGAGGGCGTTGAAGGTGTAGCTGGGGTTCGTGGACGACGCAGCGGTTCCGTTCGGCTTCACGACGATAGCGGTAGTGGAACCCACCAGCGGGTACAGGGTCGCTTCAACCTGAGCAGAAGCGAAGTCCTGATTGAAGTCGAT